CAGGGACTTGACACATAAAAAATATAAGTATCTCTCATAAATACCGCTGAGAGATTGACATATGGCAACGGTTATTCTACACTGTAAAAGCATCACCACTCGGAGCATCATGCCTGCTATCTATCATCACGCACAGAAGCAACGTTATCGCATCACGTTGGATATTGAGGCACTGGGAGATTTTGACCCCCATAATATCAACTGGGATAGGTTATTTCAGTTGGAAGGTTCTGAGAGTTGTGATGCTTATGTAGAGGACCTAAGTACACCTGACCGTTGGTAATAACAGTCAATTAAAGTTACTCACCTTTAAAGTGTCCTTATAGTGTAAGGGTCACACGTCCACACATTATGAACACCGCCACCAACCTGGTCAACATCATCGACGACCTTAAGGCACAGGGAGTAACACCTAAGGTCACTAAACTGAAGAGCACTGTTAAAAAGGTTCGTAAGTCTGCATTGAATAAGACTAACAGCAGCGGCAAGAATGCCCTTGGCACACATGATACCACAAAGGGATCTTATGTGAGTTCTGGTGACATTTCGATCGGTTCTGGTCGTATGGGTACACTGAACCCTGTGAATTCTTTGGGTCGTCAGTATACCGGTGATAAGGCAAAGGTCGCTGCTATCTACAACAAACAGGTTGCTGCTGACCGTAAGGCTGCAGCACTTGATCGTCTCGCTAACTGATACAAACTGGGCAGCACAGTAAGTGTTATAAGTCCCAGTATTTTCTCAACCAAACTAACACTTTTCTTTCTTATTATGTCCCGCGAAGTTGCACTTGGTCTCCTGCGTCAAGGTAACACTGGTTCTGAAATTCTGCAGATCCTTGATGTTATCGCTGAAGATAATCAGCAGTCCATTGATAACACACAAGACGCAGCAGTAAGTTATATCACTGGGGAGACTGTGACCTTCTGATTCATACTTATGAGGGGCACAGTTATTGACACTTTGCCCCCTTATGTGCTACACTTATTCGTATGCGTATTCGGCAGTTATTTGTGCCCTTATGTGTAAGCGTTATGGCGCGTAACGGGGCGCGTATATAAAATTAATGGGTCCCCCTAGTCTACAGAGGTGACAAATCGACCTCTCTATATCAGTCTCATAAAAAATTTCCGGCAGATGAAAAAGCACCCCACAAAGTTTCCAGGATATTATGTAACAGAAAGCGGAGAGGTATATCGAGATGCTATGAGAAGTAATGAGAGTGGATTAATAAGGGTTGGGGAGCACCTGAGAGGAGGAGATATAGGCAACAAGAGAAACTATCCAAGTGTCAATATATCACTCAAAGAGAATGGAAAAACCGTCAAGCAAATCCGATATTATGTTCATCGACTAATTGCAGAAACATTCATAGATAACCCACACGGTTATACAGAGATAGACCATATCAATCGCGACAAGTGCGATAATCGGGTTGATAATCTGCGATGGTGTGACAGAAAGATGAACCTTGCTAACATCTAGATAAAAAAATCCCGGAGATATAAAAAGCATCTCTGGGGTTTTTTAATAAGGAAGCAATATAGATAAAAAAACCCGGAGGTATAATGAGTTCTACAAAGGTGTATCACATTTATGCAAAGGATAAGTGTTTATATCATAGTATTATGGAGGAGGACTTTAAGATAAAGTGGGAGGAGATAAAGATGATGGTAGGACTAATGAAGACTGAGTATAGTGTGGAGGATTTAAGTTATGAGGAATGTGAGGTTAACCGAGTATCTGCAATTGATAGTTCACATTAAAGTGCAGCAAACCGAACAAGGTTGCAGCATTGACAACGGATAGATAGCACAGTATAATTGAGTTGAGTTTTCAAGACTTATGGCAAAAGGATTTACAGTAAAAGCAGCAGCACCAAAGAAGAAGGAAGCAGAGTTTGATATTACTGCTATCAAGGAACGTATGCGTGGTAAGCAGATTGTATTTTGTTTACCTGGTCGTGGGTGTTCATTTATTTTTCTGAAGAACTTTGTACAACTGTGCTTTGATATGGTACAGAATGGTATGGGTATTCAGATTAGTCAAGACTATAGTTCAATGGTAAACTTTGCACGGTGTAAGTGTCTTGGTGCAAATGTATTGAGAGGACCGAAGCAGATTCCGTGGGATGGTAAGTTGAATTATGATTATCAACTTTGGATTGATAGTGACATTGTATTTGACACAAATAAGTTCTGGCAGTTGTGTGATCTTGCATTATCAGAAGATGGTACGGAACGTGAGATTGTTGCTGGATGGTATGCAACAGAAGATGGGCACACGACTTCAGTGGCACATTGGTTAGAGGAAGATGATTTCCGTAAGAATGGTGGAGTCATGAACCACGAAACTGTGGAATCAATTCAGAAGAGGCGTAAGCCATTCACTGTAGACTACACAGGTTTTGGATGGGTGCTCATTAAGAAAGGAGTCTTTGAGAATCTTGAGTATCCTTGGTTTGCACCAAAGATGCAAGTTTTTGAGTCTGGTGCAGTACAAGATATGTGTGGAGAAGACGTATCATTCTGTTTAGATGCAAAGGAGGAAGGATTTGAGATTTGGTGTGACCCTCGAATTCGTGTAGGACATGAAAAAACAAGAGTTATCTAATATGTACAATATCTTATGTAATGGACGTAAGATATATCAAGGTCTCAGTGCAGAAGAATGTACTGAGATTCTTGACGAATATGCTCAGAAGTACTATGATACTTCTGATGAAACCATCAACCCAAATGTATTTGAAGTGGAGGTAATTGATTAATGGCACGTTCGATGATGAAAGGTGGGTCTTATGTACCCGGAAAACCGAAGAAGACTCGCCAAGGAAGTTCTCAAAATACACTTCTTTCAGCAACTTCTCGTAATGGACGAAAGAAAAGGTATCGTGGTCAAGGGCGGTAAATAGTACAAGAGATACTTAAATATGAATGTCTTGTTTAATTACTAACTTACCATCAGTTGAAGTATGGGTAAGAAAAGAATATCTCACCGATCATCAAAGTGGTCATGGTGAATTTGTAAAGGGCGTTTGGGTTTCGGCTAAGTCGATACCTGGACGCGCTTTTTATTTTGAGACTTATTTACCAGAATATGCTGCAATGTATGATAAGTTACCCATTAGTGCCTTTGTAAATCGTCCAGAGACACCTAATCCTGATATGAACCTACCAAATCTACAGTTTTGGAATTGTATGGACTATGGTGTTGTCAGTATTGATAAAAAATTCATTGGTAGTATGGATTTTGAGTTATATACACGCGATTATGGTACGATGAAAGGGACTTATGTGTGTACTTTAGACAATTATCATCGTGATCCTGATATGGTTGACTATGCAACAAGTGAAAATCCTGCCGAACATAAGTCACATAACCTTATTGAACTTGAAAATGGACAGTTTGCACTGTATCCAAACAATAGAATGCGTATTTTTGACAATAGTTTAACACCTGAGACACCAAAAGTACCTGATTTTAAGGTCTCTACACAATATTATCAAGTTGAAAATGGTTTTGATAGACTCGGAATGGGTCGTGAGGATGAATATTTTTGGAAAACTTCAAAAGAACGTGAAAATTTAGAAAAAAACACTTCAGAGGAGTAAAAATGGGCAACTCAAGAGTCGATAGGAATGAAAATTACATGAAAAATGAGTATGGAACTGAAGGATTAATCACTGATTATGATAATGTGTATGATCGTTGGATGAAAAAGAAGGAAAAAGACCTAAAAGAGGTTGATTATGAGGAAGTTGATGACAAAACCTTCCTACAAGACTGATAAATAAAAATAGGTTTATAATTTACTCATGCCTGTACAAAGGGTAAGTAAAGGTTTCAAGGATATTGGGAGTACTTTTCAAGTAAATCCACTATCGAATGATCTTCTTGCAATTAAAAATGAGACTGCGATATCAAGATCGATAAGAAATCTTGTATTTACCCTTCAAGGTGAGAGATTTTTCAATCCAGATCTTGGTTCTAGGGTGTCTAGATCATTATTTGAGAATATTGATGGTATTTCTGCATCCATTATTCAAGATGAAATTGAAAATACCATCAATGCCTATGAACCAAGAGTTGATTTAAATCAAGTTATTGTTGCACCAAACTACGATAACAATGAATTCAACGTTACTATAAGTTATTTTATTGTTGGTATTGATGCATTACCACAACAGTTATCATTCGCATTACAGCAGACACGATAATGCCATTAGTCAATTTCACAAATCTAGACTTTGATCAGATAAAAACATCGATTAAAGATTATCTACGATCAAACTCAAACTTTACTGACTATGATTTTGAAGGGTCTAACCTTTCAACGATAGTTGATGTATTGGCATATAATACATACATATCCTCATATAATGCTAATATGATTAGCAATGAGGTGTTTATTGATAGTTCAACATTAAGAGAGAATGTTGTTTCTTTGGCACGTAATGTTGGATATGTTCCAAGGTCAAGAACATCAGCACGATCCATTATTTCTTTCTTTGTTGATACTACAACCTTTGACACGAACCCTATCACATTAACCCTTAAGAGGGGTGTAGTTGCCTCTACAAGCGCGTTTGGTGGGGAGAGTTATACATTTGCCATACCAGAAGATATTACCGTTCCTGTTGTAGAAGGTATTGCATCTTTTGATGACGTTGAGATATTTGAGGGTGAGTTCTTAGTAGATAACTATACAGTACAGTCTGAAAATCCAGCACCACCACAGAGATATATTTTAAGCAATCCAAATATTGATACATCAACATTAAGAATTTTAGTTAGAAATACTGAAGCAAGTTCTATTAGTAAGAAGTTTATATTATCCAATAGTTTATTTGATATTACAGCAACATCAAGAGTTTATTTTATTCAAGAGATTGAAGACCAAAGATATGAATTGATTTTTGGTGATGGTATTTTTGGCGAAAAACTTGAGACATTAAACTACATTGAAGCATCATACATCAAAACAAGTGGAGAGGCAGCAAACGGTCTTTCTTCATTCTCATTTAGTGGAAGAATATTAGATAATAATGGTGTTTCAGTTTCTAATGGAATATCATTAATAACAACTATTAATGCATCTGAAGATGGAAAAGAGATTGAGTCTGTAGATTCAATCAAAAATTATGCTACAAGAATATATGCATCACAGAACAGAGCAGTTACAGCAGCAGATTATGAAGCTCTGATTCCTACCATCTATCCAGAAACCCAATCAGTTTCTGTTTTTGGTGGGGAAGACTTAAATCCACCACAATACGGTAAAGTCTTTATTACAATTAAACCATTCTATGGTCCATTTGTACCAAACTCAATTAAAGACAACTTAAAGAATATTCTGCGTAGATATAGTGTTGCAGGAATAGTTCCAGAAATTCTTGACCTTAAGTATCTTTATATTGAATCAGATTCTTCTGTTTATTATAATGAGAACCTTGCTCCTGGTTCAGATTATGTGAAGACAGTTGTATCTACAAATATCAATAACTATGCTAATTCTATTGAATTAAATAAGTACGGAGCACGTTTCAAATATAGTAAATTCCAAAACATCATTGATAATAGTCACGAATCTATTACATCAAATATTACCAAAATTCAAATTAGGAGAGACTTAAGAGCAAGTTTAAATCAAGTTGCAAACTATGAAATTTGCTTTGGTAATGAGTTCTATATCAAGAGACTTGACGGATACAATATCAAGTCGTCTGGGTTTAGAATATTCGGTAATGATGATGTTTTATATCTTGGCGATATTCCTGATGACAATCAAGTAACTGGAGAGGTATTCTTCTTTAAACTAGATTCTCCAACTCAACCAGCAATTGTAAGAAGATCTGTAGGAACGATTAACTATCAAAAGGGTGAGATATTACTCAATAATGTCAACATCACTTCAACGTTAAAATCAGTTCAAGGACAGTCAATTATTCAAATTTCTGCCTGCCCAAGATCAAATGATGTTATCGGATTACAGGACTTGTATTTGCAACTAGATATTAGTAATAGTGTGTTAAATATGTTAAGCGATGAAGTTTCTTCTGGAGCAGACCCATCAGGAACTACGTATATAACGACTTCAAGCTACACAAACGGAACTTTAGTACGTTCATAAGAAATGATAGAAACTAGAATCAAGATTAGTACAATTGTTGCAAACCAACTTCCTGCGTTTGTAAGAGAGGAATTTCCTCTTGTAAGTGAGTTTTTATCACAATACTACCTTTCCCTAGAAGGACAAGGTTCAACTTTAGATATTTTACAGAATATCGATCAGTATGTAAAGGTAGATAACTTAACCAACATTGTCGATTCAACGACATTGGGTGCTGATGTATCTTTTATTGATGATGTCATTACTGTTCAGTCCACATATGGATTTCCTAAGTCCTATGGATTGATTCAGATTGGTTCAGAAATCATTACTTACACAGGAATTACTGCAACAACGTTTACTGGTTGTATTCGTGGTTTTAGTGGCGTCACATCATATCAAAGTTCAAATGCTCCAGATGAACTGACATTTAAAGAATCTGAAATTGCAGAGCATACATCTGGTTCAACTGTAACAAACTTAAGTGTCCTTTTCTTAAAAGAATTTTTCCATAAAGTAAAAAGACAGATAGTTCCTGGTTTTGAAGACAGGGAACTGTATTCTGGTATTGACCAGAGAATTTTTATCAAGCAGTCTAATGATTTCTATACCTCAAAAGGTACAGATCAATCGTTTGAAATTTTATTCAGAGCACTTTATGGTGAAGATGTTGAAGTCATAAAGCCAAGAGACTATCTTCTTACCCCATCAAACGCAGAATATAGAGTATCAAGAGACTTAGTTGTAGAAGCATTAGAAGGCAATCCTGAAGATCTTCTGAATAGAACGCTTTTCCAGGATGAGACTGACGAATTTCCTGGTGCAAGTGGTTCTATTAATAATGTTCAAAGGATCGAAAGAGATAATAAGACCTATTATGTCATAAGTTTAGATTATGATTACGATAGAGATATTAGCGTAACTGGTTCTATTTTTGGTGAGTTTTCTGTTCATCCAACCACAAAAGTAGTCACATCAGTTTCTTCTGGAAGCACAGTTCTTGACGTTGATTCTACAGTAGGTTTTCCTTCATCTGGAACTTTAATTGTAGAATATTCTGATGGTTCTTCTATTACAATTGAGTATACATCAAAGTCTTTAACACAGTTTTATGGATGTAGTGGTATTACTAGAGACATTGGTTCTGAACAAGTTTTAAGAGTTGATGCTTTTGCTTATGGTTATCTTGGATTTAATACAGATGAGACTGTTAAGGTAAGAATTACTGGCGTAATTTCTGATATTGATGTTTATGAATACACCTATTATTATGAACCTGGTGATATTATTGAAAATAAGCACCCCGGTATTGGTTTAACATCGGTTATTGGAAACAATTGGTTCTTTAATATTGCAACTTCATATGATATTAGTGCAATAACCGTTCAAGATCTTGTCAACTTTAAGTATAAAGTTACTACTTTTGATGAGCACGGTTTCTCCATTGGAGACAATGCAAATTTAATTAAAACTGATGGAACATCAGTAAAGACTGAAATCGTTTCGATACTGAATCCATATTCATTTATTATTGCCAATCAGGGACAAATTCAAACTCAAAACGTTATTCGCATACAAAGATTAGTATCGAAAGTAGAGTCTAATAACTATCCTGGTGCGGACATTTATTCTACAAATGTTCAGAACGTATATTCTGACAGAGAGTCCGTTTATGTAGCATCACCATCTATTCCAAATTACTTGAATGAACCTTTAACTGTCAACAATAGGTCAGTAAAGTTCTCTGGAACAGTTAGTGGAGAAGAACTTACAGTTACTAATCACGGTTTCTATACTGGTGATTCAGTAACATATAGACCTATTAGTTCTACTAATACATTAAACATTTCGGAAGGAATCTATTTTGTCGAGAGAGTAAATGAGGATACTATAAAACTTTCTAGAAGTAGAGCAAATATCAACAATAGGTTGTATTTAACTTTAGAAGGTACTGTAACTGATAATATTTTTGAATATACCGATCTTGCATATCAAGAACTTGAACCTCAAAAAATTATTAGAAAGATCTCTGATCCAGTAACTGATACTAATGACCATACAACAGTTCCTGGAACTACTGGAATTCTTGTCAATGGTGTTGAGATATTAAACTACAAGTCAAGTGATGCAGTTTTCTACGGTCCCATTCAGACTGTTGATGTCACAAATGGCGGTGAAAAATATGATGTAATTAATCCACCTGTTTTACAAGCAAATGGATCAGTAGGAACTGGTCTTTCTGCATATTGTGAAGTTGAAGGTTCTTTAGAAAGAATTGAAGTTATTGATGGTGGTTTTGATTATGTAGAAACACCTGTAGTAAACATTACTGGAGGAAACGGTGGTGGAGCAGTTGCAAGACCTGTTTTAAAAACCGTAACTCATTCTGTTGACTTTAATTCAACCGTATCTGGTAGTTCAGTTAACCTGACAAATGATACTATTGCATTTTCATCATATCACAAGTTTAGAGATGGTGAACTAATCATCTACCAAACAAATGGTCAAACATCTGTTGGTGGAATGACTACTGGTGCTCAATATTATGTTTCTGTTCAAGATGAATATACAGTAAAAGTCCATAAAACATATACTGATGCGATTGACGTAACAAACGCAGTCAATCTGACATCATACGGTGTAGGTAATCATACATTTAGATGTGCAAATTCTAAAAAGATTATTTCTGCTATTTCTGTAGTAAGTTCTGGTAATGGGTATTCTAACAGAAAGACGACTACTACTTCAGCAGGAATTAATACATCATTAAACACCATTACATTAAAGTCTCACGGTTATAGAAGTGGAGAATTAATTTCATATACTTCTGGAACAACCGCTATTGGTGGATTGAGTAATGAGAATTATTATGTAACTAAAGTTGATGATAATACTATTAGATTATCTCAAGTTGGAGTAGGGTCAACTGCAGCAAACTTCTATTTTGCAAACGACCAATATGTCGAACTGACTTCAACTGGTTCTGGAGTTCAGTCATTCAATTATCCACCCATTAGTGTTTCTGTAAAGGGTAAAATTGGTGTATCGACAGTTGCAGGACAAAACTTTGGAGCACAATTGCAACCTGTCTTTAGAGGAGCAATTAAATCAGTTTATGTTGAAGATGGTGGTGTTGGATATGGTTCTTCAGAAATTCTAAACTACAATAAGCAACCAGAGTTTACATTAAACAGTGGTTCTGGTGCTCAACTCAAAGCCATTGTCTCTAATGGAAAGATTACACAGGTATTGGTATTAAACACTGGTAGCGGATACAATTCTCCACCAGATATTGAAGTCAATGGTTCTGGAAATGGTGCTATTCTTGTACCTGTAATTTCTTCTGGAACAATTACCGAAGTTAAGGTAATAAGTGGTGGATTTAATTATCTTGAGAAAGATACAACAATTACTGTTATTAGTTCTGGAAAGAATGCTGCATTTGCATTTACTCCAAAAGTATGGAATATTAATATCTTTGAAAGGATTTTAAATAATAACCAAATATCAGATGATGATGGAGTAATTGTTGACGGAAACAATTCTTCTTATGGACTTCAATATTCTCACTTATACTCTCCAAGAAAACTGAGAAGAACTATACTTGGTTCAAAGGTTGTTAATGGCAGTCTGTCCTTTGTTCCAGATCTTCAAGTTCAAAATGGAAGAGAAATTTTATCAAATACCCACTCACCTATTATTGGATGGGCGTATGACGGAAATCCAATCTATGGACCTTATGGATACACATTAAGAACTGGTGGTTCTCCAAGATTACTTAAATCTGGATATATTTTATCTTTAGATTCTGATAGACCAAATCCTCTGGATTCTAGCGGTAATGCAATTTATCCAGATGGTTTCTTCATTAATGACTATGTTTATGATGGTTCTGGAGATCTTGATGAGCATAATGGAAGATTCTGCAAAACTCCAGAATTTCCAAATGGTGTTTATGCATACTTTACCACAATAAACACAAATTCTGTAGAATCTGGTGGTGCATTTAAGAATTATAGAAAACCAGAATTCCCCTATTTCATCGGAGATAAGTTCAAATCAACTCCAATTTCATACAACTTTGAAAGTGGTTCTAACCAAGACGATATTGATTTAAATGATACGACTTTATCTAGAAACATAACCCCATATGGTCCTTTAAATCCAAATACTAAGTATGACTTTATTTTGGATTCTAACCAAATTCAAAAGCAAAATACATTAGTTAAGTCAGTAAGCAGAGGAACCATTCAAGGTATTGGAATCAATAGTGGTGGTATCAATTACAAAGTTGGAGATAGGTTAGAATTTGATAATGAAGGAACTAAAGGTTTTGGTGCAAGTGCAGTAGTTTCTTCGGTATTAGGAAAACAAATCTATAGTGTAGACATATCAAAAACTGAAATACCAAGTGTAGAGTTTTATCCTTATGGAGGAATAGACTATCTTGTTGGTTTTGCTACATCTCCACACGATTTAAAGACCAGAGATATTATTACTTTATCTGGTATTTCTACAACAGACAATTTAACAAATAAATTCTTTACCGTTGGTATTGGAACTGCAGGGTTCACTCTTAGTTCTGACGTAGATACATCTTCTGTTACAGGCATCATTACTTATTTTAATGTATCTGGAAACCTTTCATTCCCAAATATTAGAGAAAATGATATTTTGGGCATTGGAACTGAGAAGATCAGAGTCCTTAATGTTGATACAGTTTCTTCTAGACTGAGAGTAGAAAGAGCATATGATGGAACATATGGAATTGCACATACTGGTTCATCAATTATTAATGAAAACCCAAGAAAGTTTATTATTGATGGTAGAAATTTAGATATTTCTCAAGTATATGACTATAGCAGAGAACTGCATTTCAAACCATCAGAAACAGTTGGATTGGGAACAACTGGTGGAGTTGGTATCACTTCCACATTATCATTTGCAAATCCTGGTGCTGGCATAACTCAAATCAGTGTTCCAACAAAGTCACTGTATATCCCAAGCCATAGATTAACTACTGGCGATGAATTAATCTATTTCAATTATGGTGGTGATTCTATTGGCGTTTCTACAGATGGTATAGAAACATTTGCTTTTGAAAATGGACAAACTTTATATGCAGCAAGAATTTCAGATGACCTTGTTGGAATAGCAACTACTAAAGTTGGTCTTGGTTCAACAGGTTCATTTGTTGGTATCAATAGTAGCGTTTTTGTTGATACATTATACTTTGTTGGTGTTGGAACTGGCGAAAACCATAGTTTAAAGACAGTTCCTGCAAATATTTTATCAGGAACTGTAAATAGGAACTCTGCAACAGTATCAACATCATCTACTCACGGTCTTCAGTATCAAGATACAGTCTCATTAAATGTATTTGCAGGCATTTCTACTACCCTTTCTGTAAGATATAACGACTACCACAGAAAACTTGTTATTGATTCAAGAGACTTTGTTTCTGGCGATGTAGATATTATTGATAATTCTATAACATTATTAAACCACAACTTGACTACTGGACAAAAAGTTATTCATACTGCAACAACACCTGCAGCAGGACTTATTGATAATGAAATTTATTATGTTTATGTTGTAAGCAAAGATAAAGTTAAACTTTGTCAAACTGTAACAGATTCCTTAGAACAAAATCCAAAGGTAGTTGATATTACAGGAACTTCTTCTGGAACTATTTCACAAGTTAATCCACCTTTGATTCTGGAAAGAAATAAGACCTTAATATTTGACTTATCGCACTCATCACTTTCATTCACAAATAATTCAATAGCATATTCTGCATTTGACTTTGGTATTTTCTCTGATAAAGGACTGAAGAATCAGTTCTACTCATCAACTGATACTAAAGACTTTGAAGTAATAAAGAGTGGAACTGTTGGTATAGACACAAATGCAAAACTGACTATCAAAGCATCTGATTCTTTACCAGAGACTTTATATTATGGTGCTGTTCCCATCAACTTGGAATTAAATAATAACAGCAAAAAAGGAATTAAATCAGACACTCAAAATGTAAAGAATAATAATGAACTTATTCTGACCAATAGTGTTTTAACTTCAACATTTACTGTAAGTGGTATTGGTTCCACAACATTCTCATTCAGTATTCTTGGTTCTCCCAGTGAAGATCAATATCTCCCTGCTGATGGCAATCTTTTCTACACAACAGATTCTCAATATGCATATGGTCCAATTGCAGAAGTTGAATTAAAATCAAATGGAAGAAATTATGAGATACTTCCATCTGTATCAAGAGTAATAAGTGGAACAGGGACAGATGCTGTTCTTTATCCACAAAGCTCAACCATTGGAAAGGTTATAAGTCTGGATATTCAGGACATTGGTTTTGATTATTCTGCAGATAAAACTCTTAGACCAGAAGTTCAACTTCCTCAGATATTAAGTATTGATCCATATTCTAAATTTGATACTATTGGAATATCATCTATTGGTGTCAATTATTCTCTTGCTCCAGATTTAGTAGTGGTAGATGGTCTTTCAAAGAAAGTAATTACTGATATTGAACTTGATTATGAGTTGGGAGATTCTTTCGTAACGATTGTAAAAAATACATCATCTCTGAATGAAGTTACTCCAACAATAATTCCAATCAATAACACGAATGGTGTTTCTATTACAAATGTCCAATTTAACACAACATCTAAGGATGTAACAGTTTCTTTAGGTTCTAGTTATAGTGCTTTAGCAGACTTCCCATTTGCTGTTGGCGATTCTGTACTGATTGAAAATGTTAGTGTTGGTATTGGATCAACTGCAAAAGGTTATAACTCATCAAGATATAATTATAGTCTCTTCACTCTTACTCAAACAGATCCAAATATTGGTGGTGCAAATGCATCTGTCACATATAATTTAACGGAATATCTTGCTTCTGGTGAATATCCAGGAACATTTGATTCCATAAACTCAGTTGGTAGAGTTATACCATCAAAACACTTCCCAATATTTGATATTAGTTTAGAACAAAACAAATTCTACAAAGGTGAAATTGTAAGTTCTCCTTCTGCTAGTGGCGTCGTAAATTCTTGGAATGAAAAAACTGGAAACCTCAAAGTATCCACAATACAGAAGTTTAATATAGGGGAAAATATTACAGCATCTTCTTCTAAATCTATAGGAAGAATCACTGCCATCAGTCTATTCAATTCTTTCTATAATATTGGTTCTTCTTCTGTAGTTAAGAAAGGATGGCAAACTGAATCAGGATTCTTGAATAGCAGTCTGCAAAGATTGCACGATAATGACTATTATCAGTATTTCTCATATGCTATCAAGTCAAAAGTAGAATATGAAGATTGGAATAATGCAGTCAGTTCTCTTAACCATGCTGCAGGATTTAAAAAGTTCTCTGATTTGATTGTAGAATCTGAAGATACTACTGCAGGTATATCCACAGATCAAAATCTTGGAACTTTTGATGCTATTTCTGACTTAGTATCTGAAATTGATTTAAACTGTGTAAATGACTTTGATTTGGCAAGAGAATTAACTGTCAATATTGATTCAGAAATTGCATCCAATGAAATTGTATTCAACTCTCGCACACTTCAAGATTACTTAGAATCTGTTGGAAATAGAGTTCTCTCTATTGATGATATTAGCACTCAGTTCAATAGTAACCCAAGACCAGAAAGATATAATTCTATCGATCTTTTCCTTTTAGATGATGCAAGATCTAAAAAGTATATTGTTTTCATAAAAGATAAGAGATATACAGATGAAAGACAGATTAATTTGGTATCCATCCTTCACGACAACTCAAATGGTTTCCTAAACCAATATGGTAGAGTTGAAACAGTTGGTGATCTTGGTTCATTTGACTTTAATATTGTAGGAACTGAAGGACAACTTCTTTATTATCCAACCAAGTATGCGTTAAATGATTACAACTTAAGTTATGTTGCATACAGAATCGAAGATAGTATTGCAGGAACTGATTCTAGAGATTTTGGAGACACTGCCAAAGTTTATAGCACAACTCAAACATTGGCATCTGGAACAAGCACTGCATCTACAATTGTAAGTATTGCTTCTACATATAGATCTTCCAAGATTCTTGTACAATATGCTGCAGTCGATAACTCTTACTTTGAGTATGATGAACTCACAGTAATTCATGATGGAACCAATGTAGATCTTTTAGAATATGGTCAGTTGTCAACTGATATTCTAACTCCATTTGCTTCCTCTGGACTTGGAACATATAGTGCATACATATCTGGTTCTAATATCAATATTGATATCACTCCAAATGCCGCATTAGGAGTTGATTATAATGCAAATACTATAATTATATCAATTGCAGATACATCTTCTGTTGGTGTTGGAACATTTGGAATGTCTGATGCTAAGTTGGATTCAACCATAACATCTATTGCATCAAGCACTTCACCAGTATCTACAAAAGTTGCAGAATATTCTAGTGATCCTTATTCTTGTGCATATTATGTTGTAAGTGTTGAAGATACTACAAATTCTCAGTACCAAGTTTCAGAAATTATCGTTGCTAATGATTCAAGTGATGTATTGATTACAGAATTTGGTAATTTAGAAACTGGATCTAGTATTGGAACTTTCGATGCAAGTGCATCAGGAGGTAATATAGAATTAACATTTACTCCAATTGCAAATGCAGACATTGAAGTTAGAGTTTTCCAAAATGCTCTTGGTTTAATTGATCCAAAAAATACAAATACGATTATTGACTTAAACAATGCATCAGTTTTTGCTGGATATGGCGATTATACTGGAACAGATGCTGATGTTAAGAGACAGTTTAATTTAACTCACAATCAACTTCCAATTTTTGAAAGATACTTTGTTGGAAGTGCATCCACTGTCGTTGATGTTTCAAATAACAAAGTTTTCATTCCTAATCATTATTTTGTTACTGGTGAAGAATTAACTTATAAACATGCTGGAGCTGGAACTACTCAAGCAATTACAATTGCCTCAACAAATATTCCTGGTATTGGCATAACAGATAAATTACCAAGCACAGTTTATGCAATTAAAGTTGATGAGGTTTCAATAAAATTTGCTGGAAGTGCAGAGGATGCTCTTAAGGTTGTTCCAACAGAATTGGATATAACTTCAGTAGGTATTGGAACTTCGCACTCTCTCACATCTAAGAAACAAAATTCAAGAGTTCTTGTTTCCATTGACAATGTAATTCAATCTCCTGTTGTTTCTACAGCAATTACAACAACACTCTCAACAGATCTTCCAATAACAGATAACACATTGACCTTGAGTGGAATAACATCATTCTTTGGCGGTGACCTAATCAAGATTAATAATGAGATTATGAGAGTTGATGCAGTTGGTATTGGAAGCACAAATGTATTAAGAGTCAGAAGACCTTGGATGGGAACTGGAATTGGAACACATCCTTCAGGTGCTTTGGTAACTAAGATTGATGGTGATTACAATATTGTTGATAACACAATTAACTTTATATCTGCACCTTATGGACCAGTTCCACTTAGTACAACTACTGCAAGTCCAGATGAGGTAGATTATACTGGTATTGCCACATATTCTACATTTAGTGGAAGATCTTTCTTAAGATCTGGTGTGCCAAATACGGATATTGAACCATACACAAACAATTACGTACTTGATGATGTTTCTTCACAGTTTACTGGTTTTACCACATCATTCAACTTAACCTCTGAAAATTCAAACGTAACAGGATTCTCAACAGACAATGCTATTATCTTGGTTAATCAAATATTCCAAGGTCCAGAAAGAGATACATTCCCAGTACGTGTTGATGGAGATTATACATTAGAAGAATCCGTTGGTATTACCAGCATTAACTTCACTGGCTCAATTTCTTCAACAGCATATGATATTAATACTGCAAATGTTCCTTTAGGTGGTGTTATTGTTTCTGTTGGTTCTACTGAAGGATTTGGTTATCAACCATTAGTGGCTGCTGGAGGAACAGCAGTTGTTTCTGGTTTAGGAACCATTTCGTCTATCAGCATTGGAAATAGTGGTTCTGGTTATAGAGCAGGAATTCAAACAGTTGTTAATGTTGGTGTTGCGACTTCAAGTACAGGAATTCCAAATATTGAGTTTATTGGAACTGCTGCTATTAGTGGTGGACATATTGTTAGTGTTGCTATCACAAATCCAGGAACTGGGTATACATCCACAAATCCACCAATTGTTATTTTCGACGATCCTTTATCATACTCCAATATTCCATTAGTTTATAGTTCTTCTTCCGTATCTGGAGTTGGAACACAAGCAACTGCTGATATTGTTGTTGGACAAGGATCTAGTGTAATTGAATTTACCATTCGAAATGCTGGATATGGATATGGTCAGGGTGAAATACTGACATTTGATATTGGTGGAACTGCAGGAATTCCAACAGATACTTCACTTACATTTGATGAGTTCCAAGTTTCTATTGAGTCAACATATTCAGATAGTTTCTCTGGTTGGTCTATTGGAAATCTGTTGGTCTTAGATAATATTGATTACTTGTTTGATGGAACAAAGACTTCTTTCCCAATCAAAATAAATGGCATCCAAAAAACAATAAGATCTGCTGTTGGATCACTTATTGATGTTCAGGAAACATTATTAGTTTTTGTTAATGATGTTCTTCAAGTTCCTGGAAAAGGATACACTTTTGCAGGTGGAAGTTATATTACATTCACTGAAGCACCAAAGGTTGGAGATACAACAAAAATTCTCTTCTATCAAGGCACATCTTCTGTTGATGTTATTGATGTTGATGTACTGGAAACTATTAAGAAAGGTGATACTGTAACATTAAATGATGATGATTATTTCTATCAAGAAGATGAAAGACTTGTATATACCATTAATTCGACGGACACCATTGATACAAACCTTTATAATGGTCCAGGCGTTACTGCAAACGAATCTTATGAAAGACCAGTTAAGTGGTGCAGACAAACTGAAGATAAGTTTGTAAATGGAGAATATGTTGCTAAGGATAGACCAATCTACGAACCATTGATTTATCCAACTTCAACTATCATTCAACCTGTAGGTATTGGTTCAACAATTGTTTATGTTGAAAGTGTAAAAACTTTCTTTGATAGTGAAAAAGAAAACTATGCAGATAGTGATGAAATTGCTCTCATTTCTCAGGATTCATTGGTATCTGCAGCTGCAACTGCGATTATCTCTGATTTTGGTGAAGTATCGTCTATTTCAATAACAGACGGTGGGCAAGGATATTCAACTCCTCCTCAGGTAACAGTATCAAATCCAGTTGGTCTTGGAACTACTCAAAGAGCACAATTAACAGCATCAATTTCTATTAATGGTGAGGTATCAGCGGTTACTGTTGTTTCTCCTGGAACAGGATATACAACAAGCAATCCACCACAAGTTCTTATCGAACATCCAAATGTTGCATATGAAGCAAATTCTTCACAGTCATATGTTGGAGATTTTGGAAGTATTGTTGGATTTGGCACAACTACCATTGGTGTTCAAAATCAAATTATCTTTGATTTGTATATCCCAGAAAATTCATATTTGAGAGACACAACTATTGTTTCTTCGGCAACAACTGTTAGTGGATTAACTTATGGCGATTACTTTGTTATTAAGGATAGCAATGTTGGAAGTGCTACCACATTTATAACATCACTGAGAAATACTGGAGAAGTTATTGGAATTGGAACACAATTTGTTGATAATGTGTATCAAGTAGCAAATTCATTAATAGTTGAAACTAATATTGTAGGAATTGGTTCTACATATGTGACCAGAGTATTTGCAAATATTGACCAGTTTAACTCAGAGTCATTCTCTTCTGATGCAATAACTTTTGATTCTACAACATATACATTTGATTCTACCGTTGGTTCTTACACAGTTTACTCTGGTGGTATTTCAACATCCAGTTATTTTGGTTCGTATACTTGGGGCAAAATAACACTTACAAGTGAAATCCAGTCGGAAACATTTAACTTCTACGGATCTCAAGGTGTTGGTGGAATATCAACATCTGCGATTGTAAGAAGAAGACATCCACTAAGATATAACAACTACCTCTAATAAATATTTAAAAAATTTCAAAATGTCTAAGTTAGGGATAAGTACTGGAACAGTACCAAATGATGGAACAGGTGATAGTCTGTTATCTGGTGCAGTAAAAATTAATAGCAACTTTGACGAAATTTATAGTTATTTCGGTGATGGTAATGATTTAAGTTTTAGTGAAAGCACTTGGCAAACTACTTTATCTGGAATTAATACATTATCAAATGTTGGTGTTGGAACTACAAATCCAAGATTTGCATTAGAAGTTGGTTATGTAGGTGCTTCAGGAACTTCATTGTGGGTAAATGGTGATGCAAGAGTTACTGGAATACTCACAGTAGGACCAGCATCAGTTACCATTGATGGAGTTAATAATAAAATTACAGTTGGTTCTGGAGTAACCATCGATGGTTCTACAGGTATCATTAGTGCAACTTCTATTGTTCTTGATGGAACCCCAATATCTGGAGCAGGAGTAACTTATATTACTGCTGGCAGCGGTGTTTCTGTAGACCAGAATACTGGAAACGTAACAATCACTGCAACTGGAGGTGTAGGATCGGGCGTAACTTATATTACTGCTGGTGAGGGTGTTTCTGTAGACCAGAATACTGGAAACGTAACAATCACTGCAACTGGTATTGCACAGACAGCAAATATTAATGCAGATATAATAACTGTTACTGGTGTTTCTACATTCAGTTCGGATGTATTAATTGGCAGAAATGTAGACGTTACTGGAGTTTCTACTTTTAGTTCAAATGTCTCAATTGGTGGAAGTGCAATTGTCACTGGAGTTTCTACTTTCAGTTCAGACGTATCAATTGGCGGAACTGTCAGTGTTGATGGTGCGGTAAAACTTGCAGGTATTAATACCACTATTATAGGAACTGCAGGAACTACTGGTGAAATTAAACAGATTGGTGGAGCACCATTTTATTATGATGGAACTGCTTGGAGAGAGTTTTATCTGATTGATGCCGTACAGGTTACAAATACACCTGATACTGATTGGGATAATACAATTCTGAGAATGACATTTAATGATGCAGGTGATTTTGATGACCTTAGATTTGGAGCAAGTCCTACTACAAGAGGAACACCTACAAACGTAACATCTCCAGTAAAAGTTGGAACAAGAGCTTTAAGATTGCGTGACAACTTAGATTCTCTACAGTATTCATATAGATCAGAATATGATTTTACTGGTGAGTGGACTATTGAATTTTGGGTGAATTTTGATAGTATTACTACTGACCCTCTTGGTTCAGGAACTGATGCGATTATTTCTGTTGTAGATCGTAGTGGTCTTTACAATACTAATGCTTTGTGTCTTGGTACAAGAGCATATGCATCCAATCCAACTGCCAAATTTTATTTTTATTGGTATAATGATAACCTTAATCCACAGAAAGAGTATAATATTTCTGACCTACTTGATACATCAGACTTTATTAATCAATGGCACCATATTGCGTTAGTAAGGCAACCACTTACTGGAACACTTCATTTTTATATTGATGGTGTGGAATCTTCCGTAACTTCTCCTAGCACTTTTGTCGATAATAATATTGTTCAAGATAGTAATAATGACTTATATCTTGGTATTTTTGATGGATCTGCTGATAATAGATATTTTGACGGATTCCTTGATGACTTAAGAATTTCTACAACCGCAAGATATGTATCTGTTGGAATAGCAACAACAGCAACATTTACTCCACCAACTACCGAATTACCAATTACTGGAGACACAACCGTTGTTGTAACTCCACCAACAAATAAAGTTGGTGAAATTGGTCTTGGCACTTCACCATCTTGGACAGGAACAACAGGTGTTACTGCTTCTCAACAATCAAGCGGCAATTATCGACTAACATTTACATCATCATTCTCAAATGCCAATGATTATTTTGTTATGGCAAATGGAATGGATCAGGGTTTTGCTTCATATGTTGGTATCGCAAGATCTACAACTCATATCGATTTCTCAATAAATAAAGAGAGCGATGATACTGCGGTAGATACTGGTTCTCTTGCAGTTCAGGTATTACTTCACTAATAAATAAGAAAAAAAGTCCTATAAAAAATGGCAGCCATAATTACTGACCAACTTCGCATTTTAAATGCTAAGAACTTTGTAGCAGCGGCGACTTCATCTGCAAATGCATACTATTCATTTGTTGGTTTACCAAACGCTACAGATTATTCATCCACTTGGGATCAAACACCTCCTGCACCAAAGGATTCCTTTGAGCAGGAGAATGATTATTGGGACACAATGATCGCACTGAAAAAAATTAGTGAGAGTGATGTTCGCCAAGTAGTTAAAAAAACTACTTGGATTTCAGGAACAACTTATGACATGTATCGTCATGACATTAGTAGAACCAATACATCAAAACCTTCTGGAGCAACAAGTTTATATTCTGCAAATTATTATGTTGTAAACGAAGATTATAAAGTTTATATTTGCCTTCAAAATGGAACTGACCCAGAAAACCCAACTGGAAGACCATCTTTAGACCAACCAACATTTACAGATCTTGAACCAAGAACTGCTGGTGATAGTGGCGACGGATATATTTGGAAATATCTTTATACAATCAAACCAAGTGATTTGGTAAAATTTGATTCTACAAACTTTATGCCTGTTCCTAAAGAATGGGAATCAAATTCTACAGATGCATCTGTTAGAAATAATGCTGCGTCAAGTGGTCAATTAAAAATTGTAACCATCACTAATAGAGGTGCTGGTATTGGAACTGCAAATAGAACTTATACAAATGTCCCCATCAAGGGAGATGGTTCTGGTGCAGAAGCAACTATTGTTGTCAATAATGACTCTAAAGTTGAATCAGTAACCATTTCAAAAGGTGGTTCTGGTTATACTTATGGAACTGTAGACCTTGTTTCTGGTAGCGTTCCTACTGGAACAACAACACCAGTGTTTAATGTTATTATTCCACCTCAAGGTGGTCATGGAGCAGATATTTACAGAGAACTTGGTGCTTATAATGTTCTGGTTTATTCCAGAATTGAAAATGATACAGAAAATCCCGATTTTATTACTGGAAATCAAATTGCTAGGGTTGGAATTGTAGAAAACCCTGAGGCATTTAACTCTTCGGTAACTTTATCATTAGATAAAGCAAGTGCATCTTATGCATTGAAGTTAGTTGGTGCTGGTTATAGTACTGCTACATTTACCGCAGACGAACAGATTACACAAACTATTGGGGTAGGATCAACTTCTGTTGGTAGAGTTATTTCTTATGACCAGAATACAGGAGTTCTTAAATATTGGCAAGATAAGAGTCTTGTAGGATTTAACACTGATGGATCTTTAAAAACAGACCCAACATATGGGTATAACTTGAATACATTTACTGCATCACCAGCAACTGGAGGTTCTGTAAATATTGTCGGTGGAAGTGTCACTTTAGGTATTGATACTAACTTTACTGGTCTCTCTACCACAATAAATAATAGGACATATTACCTCGGAAATTCTTTTACCAACGGTGTTGCTAATCCAGAAGTTAAAAAATATTCTGGAAACATAATATATGTTGATAATAGACCTTCCATCACAAGGTCAATAAATCAAAAAGAAGATATCAAAGTCATTTTGCAATTCTAAGGAATCATGCCCCAGGAAACTAATCTCAATACCGCTCCATATTTTGACGATTTTGATCCTCAAAATAATTACTATAAGGTTTTATTCAAACCAGGATATCCTGTTCAGGCTAGAGAATTAACAACTCTCCAATCAATGCTTCAAGACCAAATTGAAAAATTTGGTAATCATATTTTTAAAGAAGGCGACTCTATAACGGGTGGTGGAGTTCGTTATAACAATAATTTACCTTCAGTTATTGTTAATACGACTTTTTCTGGGATTAATGTATCTAATTATATTAGCGATTTGAATGGTGGCACCTTAATTGGTACAGTTTCTGGGGTAAAGGCAAGAGTTAAAGCACATTTGAATGAAAGTGCGTTTCCTGGTGAACCATATACTTTATATGTAAATTATCTTTCTTCATCTGGGGACAATACAACTTTTATTGAGGGTGAAACACTAGCAATTGAGACTGGTTTCTCAAATGATGTGGTATCTTTCCAAGATGGAGAGAATGTTTTAAATATCGTTGCAGAAAATGCACTGTCACTCGGTTCTATGGCAGTGCTGGCAGAGGGTGTTTATTTTGTTAGAGGATATTTTATCAATATTCCAGAACAAACTATTATTCTCGAACCATATAGCAATGTTCCATCATATAGAATTGGATTAGAAGTTTTTGAAGAAGTAATTAATTCAGATATTGATCCAGATTTAAATGATAATGCAAAAGGATTTTCTAACTACACTGCTGCTGGCGCAGATAGATTAAAAGTCAGAGCATATTTGGTCAAAAAACCACTTGATAATGAAAAGTATGAGAACTTTATTGAATTGATGGTGGTCAATAATGGCGATGTTACTGCCATAAGAAAAAATACACAATATAATGAAATTGCAAAAGAATTTGCAAGAAGAACGTATGATGAATCAGGGGATTATTATGTAAATCCACCTTCAATCGTAGCGAAAGAAACTTTAAACGATTTAGTAGGAAGTCAAGGCGTATTTCTTGAGGATCAAACAACTTATAATGGAAATACTCCTTCAGAAAGTTTAGGAACATATACTATCAGCCCAACTAAGGCATATGTTAGAGGTTATGAGGTAGAAACTGTCAGTCCAACATATTTGGATTTTGAAAAACCAAGAACTACCAAACTTGCAGAAAATCAGAGCATAAATTATACAACTGGTCCAACATTTTCTCTCAATAGAGTAAGTGGTTCTCCAATTATTGGTCTTTCAACTACTTATACAGTAAGTTTGAGAGATTCTAGAATTGGCGCTTCTCCTACTACTGCTGCTGGAAAGGAAATTGGTGTTGCTAGAGTTTATGATTTTGCATTAGAGTCTGGTGCATATGATGTTACAGATTCCAACCTTAATGTTTGGGACACCGCATTATTTGATATTCAGACATATACTGAAATCACTTTAAACGAAAATATTACTTTAGACACTCCAACACATATCAAAGGAAAAGCAAGTGGAGCAACTGGTTTCCTTAAGTATGCAGCAACAAACTCTGGAATTATCACAGCATATAATATAAGAGGTTCTTTTGCACTTGGAGAGAACTTTATCTTTGATGGAATAGAAAATAATAGAGTTTCAACAGCAGTAACTGCATATGGAACTAATGATGTAAAATCCATTTATGGTATTGTTGGTGCAGCATCTACGTTTAATGGTGATGTTATCCAAAGTTCAAACAATGTTATTGGTCTGGTAAACATTAGCGCAGGTTCTGGTGGTATCAGTACAGTCACTAATGCAGATTTATCAAAATACTTTGTTGGAATTGCTACTGTTGGTAACTTAGTAGCATATTCGAATCCAGGATTATCTGTTCCAACATTCTCTAAAGTAGAATCAGTATCGCAGAATTCACTTACACTGTCTAGCGTCACGTCAGTGTCTGGAATTTGTGATGGCAGCCTCCCAACTACAGATATCAATCCAAGTGACTTTAGAATTCTGTCTTCAAATTTCCAAGAAGCATTAGACAAGACATTATATACAGTTCTTCCAAAACAGAAGGTCTCTTCTGTAGATTTGACAGATTCTAACCTTACAATTAGAAAGCAGTTTGATGTCACTATTTCTTCAAACTCTACTGGAGCAGTTATCTCTGGTTCTGATGAATTGACTTTCTTGCCTTTTGATGAAGAAAGATATGTTTTGATGAGAACTGATGGTTCTACAGAAATCTTAACCGAAGATAAGTTTGTATTTACGAATGGTAGCAAGACATTAACTATTAACGGTTTAGGTACTGATAGTCCTGCAAAGTTAATTGCCACATTGAGAAAAATCAATGTAAAGTCTAAGATTAAGAATAGAAATAAAGTAAAGACAATAACCGTTACAAAATCTAAGTATGAGAAGTCTGGTATTGGTGCAACCACAGCAAATGATGGTTTAACCTATGGACCTGGATATGGTATGAGAGTTCAGGACGAAGAAATTTGTCTGCTCGTACCAGATGTATTCAAAATTCACGCTATTTTTGAATCTTCAGGAACATCTGATGCAACCTTACCAAAACTAACCCTCACTCAGTTATCTGGTCCCACAAATAAAACTGGTGATCTTTTAAGTGGTGACGAATTTAAAAGCGAAACAGGATCATTTGTTGGTCTGTATGTTGGTGCGGTTGATGATTTAAATATTAACTATATTGCTTTAAATAACAAAACTTTATCCGCTGGAGAAGTAATCAAGTTCAAAGAATCAGGAATAACTGCTGTTGTTTCTGTAAATGATCTTGGAGATAATGATATTTCGGATAACTACTATCTCGATAACGGTCAAAGAGATACCTTCTATGATTACTCAAGAATAGTTAGAGTTCCAACATCAAAAGAACCAACAAGAAGATTAAAAATTGTTTATGAGTATGCTGATTTCTCAGCATCTGATACGGGCGATATAACAACTATCAATAGTTATGGAGAATTTGACTATTGCGATCTTCCTAGTATTAATTCTGTCAGCGTTTCTGATATTATTGATATTAGACCGAGAGTTTCTGAATTCTCATCAACTACATTATCACCATTTGAATTTAATGCAAGAAACTTTACTTCTGCAGGAAATTCTGCTGCAAATATTCTTGCTTCTGATGAGTCAATTCTTCTCGACTATTCGTTCTACTTACCAAGAGTTGATAAAATCTTCTTGAGCAAAGATGGAACTTTCCAACTTATTAAGGGTGTCCCTGCCGAAGTTCCCATTCTTCCAAATAACATTGAAGAAAGTTTAGAAGTTGCAACAATAACTCTTCCCGCATATCTTTGTGATGCAAATGAAGTTAATATTGTTGCAAATAGACATCCTAGATACACGATGTCAGATATTAAGGGTCTTGAGCAAAGAATTAAGAACCTGGAATTCTACACATCACTGACATTATTAGAATCAGATACATCAAATCTTTACATTAGAGATGTTAATGGTCTTAATAGATTTAAGTCTGGTTTCTTTGTCGATGATTTCTCTTCTACAAGATCTCAAATTAAGAAGACTGGTGTTAAAAACAGCATTGATATCAAGAATTCAGTATTGAGACCTTCTCACTATACGAATGAAATTGACTTGGTTCTTGGTTCAAATTCTCTTCTTGGCATTGGAACAAGTCCAGATGCAAGTGTCGATCAAAGGTTTACTACTGATTTAGATGCAGTTGGTGTTGTTAGAACTGGAAGAGTTCTTACATTGGATTATGTTGAAGACACATATATCGTACAAAACTATGCAACAAGAACTGAAAATGTTACTCCATTCTTAGTTACTTATTACTCAGGAACTATTGAGTTAACACCTTCCTCTGATGTTTGGATTGATACTACAATAACCAATTCAAAAACTATTGAACTTGAAGGTGATTACACAAAGACTGTCGCACAACTAGAACTTGAAGGTTATGATAAGAAAACTGGATATACTCCTTTAGTTTGGGGTTCTTGGGAAACTACTTGGACTGGTGAAGATAAGAAACAAACAAGTGATACTGCTTGGAAGGGAAACAACCTTGTCAGAACTGATTCTGAAACCGTAACAAAAACTGGAACAAAAAGTAGAGAAGGCACTAGAAAGGTTGCTAAAGAAGTATTTGATGATATTAACATTGGACAATCGCTTCTTAGCACTCAAATTGTACCTTATTTGAGATCAAGAAACATTGAATTTGTTTCAAAGAGAATGAAACCATTGACAAGAGTTTATGGATTCTTTGATGGACAAGATGTCAATGAATATGTTGTACCAAAATTACTTGAGATCGAAATGGTCAGCGGTACTTTTGAAGTTGGAGAAACTGTAAAAGATGTTTCTGCTACGACACCTGAGATATATGTTAATATATGCATTATGCCTCCTAGGTTACGAGATGGAAGTATAATGGGAAGACCATTGAGTCCAGCATTTGGTGGAGGAAATCCCGAAGCAACCGTATCATTTAGAGTTGCTCAACAAAATCATAAGTATGGTCCATACAATGCACCGACTTCAACATATAATTTGAATCCTTATGATGAGCAACCAATTTCGGATTCTTATTCATCAACATCTAATATTCTTAACATAGACACATTTAGTATATGCGATAAAAACACTAACAATTTCTTTGGATATGTCAAAGAAGGCACCAAACTTATTGGACAAACTAGTGGAGCAGTTGCGATTGTTAGAAGTTTAAAACTTGTCACTGATGATATTGGAACTATTATTGGTTCCTTATTTGTCCCCGATCCAAAGTTGGTTAATAATCCAAAGTTTGAGGCTGGAACAAAACTCTTTAGACTTACAAGCAGTGCAAATAATTCACAGATTCCTGGTTTTGTAGACACAAGTGCTGAAGAAAGATTTGAATCTAGAGGTATTTTAAATAAGACCCAAGAAAATACATTATCTGTGAGAAATATGCGAGTCGAAACACAGACTCAAAAAGAAAGTGAATCTGTCACTGATGTGAATACTACTGTTGTAGGAACAACTGTAGTTGGAACATATAAGCCACCCTCTGGACCCTCATACAGCGGAGGTGCATCAACTGGTGTAGAGATTTTTATTCCAGTAACTTCAAGTACTTCAGGTACTGTTACCGCTGGTTCAAAAAATATCAACCAAACAATTCTTAATGCTGTACAAAGTGCATATGTAAATGCTTTAGGAAGAAGACCAGACTCTAGTGGTGAGCAATATTGGTCTACTACCAGATATAACGAACTGGTGGGACAAGGAAAAACGCAAGCACAAGCACTTGCCCAAATTAAAAAAGATATTGCATCTAGCCCAGAAGCAACATACATTGGAAGAGGAACTGTTGCAAGTCAACAATCAAGTTATGCAATCAGTAGACCAACAGGTGGTGGTGGAACAACATATACCAGTAGAGCAAATACTAGTACTGTAGGATCCACAAATGCTTCTCTGATTACAGCACAATATCGTGCAAGTTTGGGGAGAACACCTTCTGCAAGCGAAGTTTCTTATTGGACTAATGCAGTAAGAAGAACCGGATCTAACGTCGCTGTTGCTTTAAGTGCAATTAAAAATTCACCAGAAGCAAAAGCAAGAAGCAGTCGTACTTGTATCTTTGATCCTCTGGGACAAACCTTCTTTGTTGAAGAAACAAGTGGTATTTTTGTAACTTCTATTGATGTATTCTTTAGAACTAAGGATAATACTTTACCAGTTACAGTACAACTTCGTTCAACCAAACTTGGTCTTCCAACTTCGAAGGTATATCCATTCAGTGAAGTTGTAGTTGACCCCGACGATATCAATCTGTCGGATGATGGAAGTGTTCCTACAAGAATCAACTTTAATTCCCCCGTTTATCTGAGTGGCGGAGAATTCCATTCAATCGTATTACTGTCTGCAAGTAATGATTATACTGCTTGGATTTCAAGACTTGGTGAAGTTGATATTACTACTGCAAATGAACCTGAAGAAAGACAAGTTGTTGTTACTACACAACCTCTGCTTGGTTCTCTCTTCAAGTCTCAGAATGGTGTAACTTGGAATCCAAGTCAATATGAAGATCTTAAGTTTATTCTGAACAGAGCAATATTTGCACCACAAGGAAATGTCAACTTCTACAACCCAGTTACCAATATTGATAGTGATTCTTCTGTCTTTGCAACCAGAAATGCTTTAGAGATTTCTTCTAATCAAATTAGAGTTGGTCTCGGAACTACGGTACAAGAACCAGACTTTACTATTGGAAATACTGTCATTCAACTAGGTTCAAATGTTAGTGGAAATTATGTCGGTTCTGCAGGAACTGCAACTGGCACTATGAGCATTATTAACTCTGGTATTGGATATACACCATCATCTGGTTCCTTCACCTATTCCAATGTTGCATTAACTAATGTCACAGGAACTGGTAAAAATGCTACCGCAAACATCACTATTACCAATGGAGTTGCTGTTGCAGCAACTATCTCTAATGGTGGAACTGGATATTCTGTTGGTGATGTATTGACTTCGACAGGAATTGGTACAAATTCTCTTGGCAGAAACCTGAGACTGTCGGTTTCCGATATCACTGGTATTAATGAACTGATTATTGATAATGTTCAGGGTGAGTTTACAGTTGGTGCTGCTGGAACAATTCAATATATCAATAACTCTGGTGTAACAACTGCATTGAATAGCAGTATTGGTGGAAATGTACTTGTTACTGATGTTGAGACTATTACTGATGGTCTTCATATCAGAGTCAATCAGAAGAATCACGGAATGCATTCTGCTCTGAATAGAGTTCAGATTGCTAATGTTGCAAGTGATATTCTTCCAACGAAACTCACTGCAGATTATGCAGTAGATTCTACCGATACTATTCTTATCGCAGATGCTTCCAACTTCGGAACATTTGAAAATGTAGGTGTTGGAACAACCAATCCAGGATATGCAAAGATTGGTAGCGAAATTATTGAGTACACTGGCGTTTCTGGCAATTCACTTGTTGGAATTACAAGAGCAATAGACGCTACAGTTTCCTCTTCTTATGATACTGGCAACTTTATAAGCAAGTATGAGTTGGGTTCTGTTTCTCTGCGTAGAATAAACAAGACTCACAGTCTGGCAGATTCTACTGTAACGGATTCTGTTGGTTTGGACTACTACACCATCAAACTTGATATGTCACAAAATGGCATAGACAGAAGTGTTGGAACAAGTTTCCCCAAACTGTACTTAAATGAAACAAAGTCTACAGGTGGAAGCAGAATCAAGGCTACTGAAAACCTTCAATATGAAATTGTAACACCTATTGTTGAAAATATTACTCCACAAGGAACCAATATTGACGCTTCTATCAGAACAATTACTGGCACAAGTATCAATGGAACCGAAACTTCATATATCGATAAGGGATTTGAATCTATTTCGTTGAGAGGAGCAAATTACTTAACTTCTCCAAGATTGATTGCATCGAGAGTCAATGAAACAAATATGTTATCTACTTTACAGGGTAACAAATCATTTACTCTTGCATTGAATCTTACTTCGGCAAATGCTGCACTATCACCTGTTATTGACTTGGATCGCGTTGCAATGATTCTTACTTCAAATAGAGTCAATGAACCAATCACAAATTATGTAACTGATAATAGAACTGCAGATCTCTTGAATGATCCAAATGCCTTTGTTTATGCAACAAAACCAATTTCCTTAGAAACTCCTGCAACTGCTATTAAGATTTTCCTGGCAGCAAACATTAACAAGTTTAATGATGTCAGAGCGTTCTTTGCTATTGCAAAAGAAGCAACTGAAGAAATGGTTTATTACCCATTCCCAGGATATTCAAACCGTCTTCAGTCTGGTCAGGTAATTGACATCTCACAAAACAACGGTTCTCCAGATAAGTTCTTCTCTAAGACTGATACTTTGGCACTGACAGAAGATCAAGTATCTTACACAGATCTTGAGTTTACTATTGATAACTTGCCATCGTTTAAATACTTCAGTGTGAAACTTGTTGGAACATCAACTAACCAAGCATATCCACCAAGAATCAAAGACTTTAGAACCATTGCACTTGCATAATTATGGAATACGCAAAAGTAGAAGGTCACGTAAATTTAATACGTGACCAAAATACCAACGCAATTTTAAATACTAATATGACTGAATATGAAAAATACATTTCTATGAGAGATACAAAAAATAATGAAAACCAGAGAATGAAAAATATTGAAGATGAAGTATCTGGTATTAAATCAGATCTTAATGAAATTAAAAATCTTCTTAAAAATCTGGCAAAATAATTACCATCTACTAAATACTACAGGATAAGTTGTATAAATGGCACAACCATCATCTAGACAAGGACTCATAGATTATTGTAAGAGGCAACTTGGTGCTCCTGTATTGGAAATCAATGTTGCCGATGAGCAACTTGATGATTTAGTAGATGATGCTCTACAATATTTTAATGAAAGACATTTTGATGGCGTATCTCAAACATATTTGAAATACCAAATTACTCAGGATGATATTGATAGGGGTAGAGGAAATGTTGGTATAGCAACCACAACTGCTACTGCAACAATAGGAGGGTCTTCAGAAACCTTTACCTTTACTGAAAATAGTAACTATCTTCAAGTTCCAGCATCAATCATTGGTGTTAATAAAATATTTAAGTTTGATGGAACTAATAGTGTCACTAACAATATGTTTAGTGTTAAATATCAGTTATTTTTGAACGATATTTACTTCTGGGGTTCTACTGAACTTTTAACATATGCAATGACCAAAACCTATCTTGAAGATATTGATTTCTTACTCTCTACTGATAAGCAGATAAGATTCAATCAAAGAATGGATAGGTTATATTTGGATATTGACTGGGCAAGTGTTTCTATTGGAGATTACATTGTTATTGATTGTTGGAGGTTATTAGATCCTAATGATTTCAGTAGAGTATGGAATGATTCATTCCTTAAGAAATACTTGACTATCTTAATTAAAAAACAGTGGGGACAAAACCTTATCAAGTTCCAAGGAGTTAAACTTCCTGGTGGCGTTGAGTTAAATGGGAGACAAATATATGATGATGCTCAAAGAGAACTTGATCAGTTAATGGAGAGAATGTCCAATACATATGAACTTCCACCATTAGATATGATCGGATGATATGCTTAACCCATTTTTCCAGCAAGGTTCAAATACAGAACAGTCTTTAATACAAGACTTAATCAATGAACAACTTCGTATGTACGGAGTTGAGGTATATTATATTCCAAGAAAATATGCGACAACTAATACAATAATAAGAGAGGTTATTGAGTCTAAGTTTGACAATGCATATCCTATTGAAGCATATGTGAATACCTATGAAGGGTATGAAGGACAGGGAACTATCTTATCAAAGTTTGGTGTCCAACCATTGGATGACTTAACCATTACTATTTCAAAAGAAAGATTTGAAACTTATATTACACCTCTTATAACGAGTTTACCAAATATAGAACTTGCAACTAGACCAAAGGAAGGAGACTTAATTTATTTTCCTCTTGGTGATAGACTTTTTGAAATTAAGTTTGTAGAGCACGAAAAACCATTCTACCAACTTCAAAAGAATTATGTTTATCAACTAACTTGCGAACTCTTTAGATATGAAGACGAACTTGTTGATACTGGTGTTGATGAAATTGATGATAATGTAAAAGACGAAGGATATATTCAAACTCTTACACTTGTTGGTTCAGCAGTAACTGCAACAGCAAACACATATATTGTCAATGGTGGTGTAAGATTCTTCACTCTTTCAACTAGAGGAGATGGATACTCCGCTGCTCCAAGAGTTGCTCTTTCAGCAGCACCTGCAGGTGGTTTAACTGCGGTTGGTGTTGCAACAATGATTGGTGATTTAGTTGATTGTGCTGGAGATAAGGCAGCATCCAAAGTTCAAGGTGTAGAGGTTGTAAACTCTGGATATGGTTATACTGTCGCACCATCTGTTGCATTCTTTGGTGGTGGTGGAGCAGGTGCCGCGGCCACTGCAACAATTGGTGATGGTGTAATTGGAATTGTTACGGTTACAGGTGGTGGATCTGGATATACTACTTCACCTTCTGTTTCGTTTACTAATGAAATATTCCAATCAGGTGTCACAACAGCATCTGCATCAGCACACGCATATATCAATGGTGCAGGTATTGTAACTGCAATTTACATTACAAACGCAGGTCTTGGTTATAGTGTTGCACCAACTGTTGAAGTTGCAACTCCTGTTGGTGTTGGTTCTACTGTTGGTATCGGAACCTTCACTTACAATGAAGTTATTACTGGAAGTGTCAGTGGAAACACTGCTCGCGTAAGAGAGTGGAATACTGTAACAAATACTTTAGAAATTGCAAATCTGACTGGAGACTTTGTTCCAGGAGATGTTGTTATGGGATCAGAGTCTGGTGCAATCTATAAGGTTAGAGTTGTTAATAAGGACAATCTTGTCGATCCTTATGCTCAGAATGATATTTTTGAGACAGAAGGTGACAGTATTCTCGACTTTACTGAAGGAAACCCATTTGGAACTCCTTCCTAAATAGTTTATCACATTGTTTGAAAAATGTTTGAGTATTTTTACCACGAAATATTAAGAAGAACCGTTATTGGATTCGGAACACTCTTTAATGATATTTCGATTCAACACACCGATTCTTCGGACAATACAGTAAGCACTCTCAAGGTGCCGCTGGCATATGGTCCTACTCAAAAGTTTCTTGCAAGGTTAGAGCAGGTTGCAGACCTGAATAAACCAACTCAATTGTCTCTGCCAAGAATGTCTTTTGAGATGATTGGTCTTAGTTATGACCCTACAAGAAAAGTAACTTCAACTCAAACATTTATTTCTGCTCTTAGTAGCGATAAGAAGAAACCAAGAAAGACATATATGCCCGTGCCATACAATATGGCATTTGAACTAAGCATATACACAAAGTTGAATGATGATATGCTTCAGATTGTGGAACAAATCTTACCATATTTCCAACCAGCATATACTTTAACTGTTGATTTGGTAGATCAAATTGGTGAAAAGAGAGATATTCCTGTGGTGTTTGAAGGCATCACAATGTCTGACGATTATGAAGGAAACTATCAGACAAGAAGGTCATTGATTTATACTTTAAGGTTTACTGCAAAGACATATCTCTTCGGTCCTATTTCCGATCCTTCAAAAGATATTATCAAAAAGGTTACTGTTGGTTATACTGCTGGAGACAGAACACAAACACCAACAAGAGAATATACATACAGTGTAGAACCAAGAGCAACGCAAAGTTATACAAATAATGTTGTAGCAACTCTCTCTACAGATATCACCGATGTAGCAACAACTATTCAAGTTAGTGATGCGTCTTCTATTGCAGTCGGTGGTGTTCTTGTTATTGATGATGAGAACTTCCGTGTTGCATCTAAGTCAGGAACTAAGATAACTGTTGAAAGAGGATACGACTCCACAACAGCAACTAACCACGTCTTAGGAACGGACATTAAGTTAATTACTGCAGCAGATGCAGACCTTATTCAATACGGCGATAATTTTGGTTTTGATGGATTCTAACTTATATGGCAAACAAATTTGACGACTTAAATGAAACTTTCAATGTTGCTGGAGATATAGTTTCAGCAGCAACAGAAAAAACTGAAGTTATACCAAAGGAAGAAAAGAAAGAAAATTTAATTTCTGACGATATCAAGAAAGATTATGAATATACTAGAGGCAATCTTTACAGTTTGATTGAAAAAGGTCAAGAAGCAATTAACGGTATTCTTGAGTTAGCACAAGAAAGTGAAATGCCTAGAGCATATGAAGTTGCTGGTCAACTTATTAAAAATGTTTCTGATGCTACAGACAAACTTATGGACTTGCAGAAGAAACTGAAAGATATTGACGAATCTGGAAAAGTTAAAGGTCCAACAAATGTTACCAATGCATTGTTTGTTGGTTCTACAGCAGAATTGTCTAAAATGCTTAAGCAACAAAAGACCGATGATAAATAGTTAAAATGATTTGTACAGATGTCAGTACCTTCAGTTAATATAAGAATTGAAAAAGGAACTACCTTTGAGACAACCTTTACTGTCACAAATTCTGATGGTTCCGTATATTCTCTGAATAATTATACTGCAACATCAAAAATAAGAAAACATCCAACGGCATCATCTTCAAAATCATTTTCGTCAACCATAACATCATCAACTGGTGAAATTAAAATTTCTATGAGTGCAGCAAATACTGCAGATTTGAGTTCTGGTAGAAATTATTTTGATGTCATTATTACAAAAACATCTGATGGATCGGTGACAAAAGTTATTGAAGGTATGGCTTTAGTAGTAGACACGGTATCTCTATGAACGTTAGTGTATCTGGTTCGCAGTCATTTACTGTATCTTTAAAACAATCTCAAGAAAATACCTTTAAGGTAGCAACAATTAGTGGAGGTGTTCAAGTGCCAGCTAGTTTTGGAGACTTAGACGACTTTGATGAGCAGAATGTTAGAGACAAATCAGTGATTATGTATGATGCAGCAACTCAAAAGTATACCACAGTCAATGTTGATGAATTACTATCTGCTGCAGTAACTGATACATCATCTCCTGGATTACCAAGTGTCTTTATAGATCAATTAGATACTGATTTAGATGATCGTATTGATTTGGATGCAGGAACCTTCTGATTTAATAAATAATATTAATTGTCAAAATAAATAAAAAATGGCTTCTCCAGTAATTCAGTTTAAGAGAGGTGCATTTGCGAATCTTCCTGGTCTTCAGGCAGGTGAACCCGCACTTACTACAGATACCTTTGAACTTTATGTTGGTATCAATAGCACCACTGGTGGAAATAAGTTCTTTGGTTCACATAGATACTGGACTAGAGAAGGATCTACAACAGGTAGTGCAGTAAATCTTGTTGAAGGAACTTCAAATGGTTCTTCATATGTTTCATTAAAGTCTCCAGACAGTCTTTCTGCAACAGTCACATACGTATTGCCAGGAACTGATGGTTCCAATGGTCAAGTTCTTTCAACAAATGGTTCTGGAACATTATCATTTATTGATGCTGCAGCAAATCTCAGCATGGCAGGTGATAGTGGTACTGACACTGTTGCCCTTCTTACAGATACTCTTACATTTGCAGGGACAGCAAATGAAATTGAAACTGCCGTAACTAATAATCAGGTTCAAATTGGTCTCCCAGATGATGTTACTGTTGGAAATGATTTAACTGTTACTGGTGCATTAACATCTAATGGAGATGTAACTCTCGGAAATGCTGGTGCTGATACTGTAACTGTTGTTGGTGTTGCAACTTTTACAACTTCAAATGTTTATATTGACAACCAACTTTATGTTGGTGGATTTGAAGTTAATGGTGGTGTATCGATTGGTCAAGATATTGCCACAAGACATTTAAGCGTATCTGGTATTTCCACATTTACTGGGGCAATTGATGCAAATGGTGGTGCAGATATTTCTGGAGGAGAGACTACACTTTCATCTGCGACTGTTTCAGACTTAACTTCTGGTAGAGTTGTTCTTGCAGGTACTTCTGGTGCATTAGAAGACAGTGCAAATCTTACCTTTAATGGTTCTACTTTAGATGTTACTGGAAGTATTACAGTTTCTGGTACAGTTGATGGTAGAGATGTTTTAGATGATGGACAGGCTGGTGATAATCTTGTAACTTTATCTGGCGTATCCAGAGATTCCACAGATCTTGGAACATTTACTGGTTCCACAATTGTCGATTCCAGAACAATTAAACAAGCACTACAAGATCTGGAAACATCATTAGAAGCAGTTGATTTGACGATCACCACTGCAGAAGGTACTAATGGTACTGGTGGTGGCGGTGGTTCTGTGGCAACGTCACAGACAATGACTTTTGCTGGAACAACAAATGAGATTGATGTAACCGTTTCTGGTCAATCAATTACTTATGGACTTCCTAATGATGTTACTGTTTCCAACAATTTAACTGTTAGTGGAAACCTGTATGTCAATGGTTCCACCACTCAGGTTAATACATCACAAACAACCATTGAAGACCAACTCCTGGAACTGGGAATAGTTGATGGTTCTGCACCATCTTCTGACTTAAATAAAGATCTGGGTGTTCTGTTTAATTATTATACTTCTTCTGCTAAGAAAGCAGCAGTATATTGGGATGACAGTGCATCAAGAATTGTAATTTCTGATGATGTTTCAGAAAGTTCTGGTGTTCTGACTGCAGCATCACATGCAGCACTTGAAATTGGTTCTTTGTGGGTTAATGACTGTGCCGGTCAATCACAAGTTATCAACTGTTCTGGTTCCGAAAGAACTCTTGAAAACATTACTATTGATGGTGGAACATTCTGATAGTCAAGTACATAATCTAAATAGAGGGGTCTAAGAACCCCTCTTTTTTATGACTGAACAAGATTTAAAGTATCTGATTGCATCATATCAACAAAAGTCATTTGACTTACTTTCACAATCAATTGCAAGTGATGCAAAAGTTAAACAACTTAGCGAATTGGTTGAAGTGTTGACTACAAAGATTAATGAGCAGAATGAAGAAATTGAAAAACTTAAGTCAAAAACAAAAAGAACGATAAAAACAGAGACAACAGACTTTCAATAAATAACTAATAAGTCTCAATATATATTGAGATCTATGGTATATACCAAAGATGAACTCAAATGGCAGATCCGATTATTAAAATAAAACGTTCTGCTGTAGCTGGAAAAAAACCAACTACTTCAGACCTAAATTTAGGAGAAATTGCTCTTAATACATACGATGGACAACTTTTTACCAAAAGGGTAAGAAGTGGTATAGCAACAGACATCGTAAATATTGGAGCTGGTGCAACAGTAACGAATATTTTATATGTCACAGAAGACGGAAGCGACACAAACACAGGAGAAAGACTTGGAGACGCAAAAGCAACAATCTCAGGAGCAGTTGCGATCTCAACAACAGGAACAGTTATTAGAGTTTCTGCTGGTACATACGTAGAAAGTAACCCTATCAAACTACCACCCCAAGTTAGTATTATTGGGGATAGTTTGAGAGAGGTGACGGTTCAACCACAAAACTCAAATCAAGATTTATTCCACGTAGCACCTGGAAATTATATTACTGAGTTATCTTTTACTGGAACATTAGATTCTGGAAAGGCAGTGGTTGCTTTTGATCCAGACACTATTAGAAACTCGACACAATCTCCATATATTAGAAACTGTACCAATTTTATTGAGAACAGTATTGGAATGAAGATTGATGGAGATCACGTTCTTGGTGATACTAAGAGTATGGTTACAGACTCTTATACACAATATAATAAGAATGGAATTGGTGTTTCTATCACAAACGAAGGATATGGTCAGTTAGTTTCATTATTCACTATTTGTTCTGATACAGCAATCTATTGTGGTTCTGGTGGAGGATGTGACTTAACAAACTCCAACTCATCATTTGGCAATTATGGACTAATTGCAGAAGGAGTAAGTACCGAAAAAATATCTGGTATTGTCACAACAGCAGCAGATGCAGGAAGTTCTGTATTTTCAATTGCTGGTGTTGGAACAGTTAGACCTTATGACGGACAAGTAATAATATTTGATAACTTATATTATGAAGTTGAAAGTATAACAGTTGGTTCTGGTGGAACAGGATATACAAGTCAACCAACTGTGACTATTGATGCCCCAAGTGAATCGTGGGGTGTTACAGCAACGGCATCGGCAAATATTGAAAACGGAAAAGTAACATCTATTGATATTATTTCAAATGGTAGAGGATATGGTTCTTCTACTCCAACTGTAACAATATCTTCTCCAAATGTTGGTGTTAATACAGCAACTGTTACTGCAACATTAACTCCAAAATATTATGTGATTGAAAGTGCTACACAACCAGTATCTGGTGTTTCTACTGTAACAATTACAGAGAATTTGCCATATGCTGTTGGTGTAGGAACTACTGCACCAATATATAAACAAAGTAGAATTTTGGCGTCCAGTCATTCTTTTGAATATATTGGAAGTGGGGTCACAATTGCAACTGCATTACCACAAACTGGTGGAATTGCAATTCAGGCAAATGAAGTAGTTTCTAAAAATGGTGGTTTGGTGATTTATACCAGTACAGATCAATCTGGAAACTTTAGAATTGGTGATGGTGTTATTATTAACCAATCTACTGGAACTATTTCTGGTAATTTTTATTCAAAGAGTTTGATAGCAAATGTTACGCCAATTGTACTAGCATTAGGAGGTATGTAAGAAATGGCATTAGCACTAAACGTTTACAAAACAGTAACTCAAGTTGTTCCTACTAGTGCAGTTGGTATTTACACCGCACCAGTGGGTTATTCTGGAGTTGTTCTATTAGCACAAGTTGCAAATATTGGTTCATCAACACAAACAGTCACTGTTTCTCACGAAAGAAGTGTTTCTGGTGCTGCAGTAACCACAGAAATTGTAAAAGATTTTCCAGTGTCTGGTAATGATACTGCAAGTATTTTGAATGGAAAATTAATTATGGAAACCAATGATATTATCAAAATATCAGGTAGTACTGCAACAGACCTTAAGTTCATTGGAAGCATTTTAGAGACACTCAACTAATATTTTACGAAGATGGCAAAATTCCTAAGCAACCGTCAAAGATCATTAGATGTAGGTATAAGCAGTTATACCGAAGGAAGTGGTGTATTAACTATAACTGGAAATACTAATATTTCTGGTATTGTCACTGCAATAGCAGGTGCTGCAGTTACTTATTATGGGGATGGTTCCAATTTAACGAACCTTCCTCCTGCTTCGGTTAGTATTAGTACAACTCCACCTACATCACCTTCTCCTGGCGATCTTTGGTATAGTCCAGATTATGCTAGGACATTAATTTATTATAACGATGGTTCATCATCACAATGGATTGATGCTTCACCATTTAATGTAGGAATTTTAACAGTCACAAATTTCACTGCAAGTAATCTCAATGTTACTAGTGGATTAAATGTAACTGGTGTTGTTACTGCAACATCATTTGTTGGTGATGGTTCTGGTTTAACTGGTCTTGCTAATACTGCTTTTATTAATGCCGAGCAAGTTAATGTAGTTGGTGTTGTTACTGCAAGTTCTGCAGTGTTTACTGGTAATGTATCTATTGGTGGCACCTTAACGTATGAAGATGTTACCAATGTAGATTCTGTTGGTCTCATCACAGCAAGAACTGGCGTTAGAGTTACTACTGGTGGTATTGAAGTTTCTGCTGGTGGTCTTAATGTCACTGGTGTTTCTACATTTTCCAGTGATGTTGATATTAGTGGAAATATAACTTCAAATGTAACTATTGTATCAACTGATGCAGGAAGTTCAGCAGCTCCAGAACTTACACTGTATAGAAATAGTGCTTCTCCAGCAGATGCAGATTATATTGGACAGATTAAGTTTGCAGGCGAAAGTGATACTGGTGTTCAACGCAATTATGCCAAAATTACTGGCAAAATTGGAGATGCTAGTAACGGAACAGAAGACGGCATTCTTGAGTTTGCTCATATCAAGAACGGATCTCAAAATATAAGTGGAAGATGGAATAGCACAACTCTCCAACTTCTTAATGGAACTGATTTAAGTGTTGCTGGTGATGTTACTGCAACATCATATTATGGAGATGGAAGTAACCTCACTGGTCTCCCAACACAAGGAGTTGGCATTAACACAGCAGGAGGTTCTGTAGGAACTGGTGTAACCATACTTGATTTTAGAGGGGCAGGTATATCAACAGTTACTGTTACTGCTGGTATTGCTACTCTTAATATTACTGGTGGAGGTGGTAGTGGTTCAATCAGTATTAGTACAACAGCACCCACATCACCTTCTGCTGGCGATCTTTGGTACAATCCAGATTATGGTAGAACACTAATTTATTATGATGAAGCAGAAGTAGGATATGGAACATCAAAACAATGGATAGATTCATCACCCCTAACAAATACTGGGATATTAACTAGTACTAATATTAATACCAACAACCTTTATGTAACTGGAGTAGCTACTGCAACTTCTTTTGTTGGTTCTGGAGCATCTCTAACCAATATTCCCAATTCTGCTTTAGACAACTCTACAGTATCTTATGGTGGAGTTCAGTTGTCATTGGGTGGTTCTGATGCAACCCCAGCATTTGATCTTACAGATGCTATCAACTACCCATATAGTTCTCTTACAGGAATTACCACCGAAATAGTTGGAGATACAACACCACAATTAGGTGGAAACTTAGATCTTAACGGTAGTGATATTACTGGAACAGGTAATATTAATATTACGGGTATCGTAACTGCAACTTCATTTGAAGGAGATGGAAGTAATTTAACAGGTCTTCCAACACAAGGAGTTGGTATCAATACTGCAGGAGGTTCTGTAGGAACTGGAGTTACAATACTTGACTTCAGAGGAGCAGGAATTTCTACAGTTACTGTTGCTGCTGGTATTGCTACTCTTAATATTGAAGGAGGTGGTAGTGGTTCAATTAGTATCAGCACAACTGCGCCTACATCACCAACATCAGGTGATCTTTGGTACAGTCCTGATTATGGTAGAACCTTCATTTACTATGATGAAGCAGAAGTAGGATATGGTACATCAAAGCAGTGGGTTGATGCTGCACCATTTAATGTTGGAATATTAAGTACCACTAATTTATCAACTAACAATGCGTCTATTTCTGGTATTATTACTGCATCTAGTTTTGTAAAATCTGGAGGAACCTCATCACAGTTCCTAAAAGCAGATGGTTCCGTTGATAGTTCTACTTATATTACTTCAAGCGATAATATTAGTGGTACTGCTGGTGGTTTAAGTGGTTCTCCAAGTATTACAGTTGCAGATATAACCGCAACTGGCAATGTATCTATTGCTGGCACATTAACTTATGAAGATGTTACCAATGTAGATTCCGTTGGTCTTATCACAGCAAGAAGTGGCATTCACGTCACTGGTGGATCAGTTGGGATTGGAACTGATTCACCCACAACAATCACATCCGGCAACACTAACTTAACATTAGGTCCAGGATCTACTGGATCGCAAGGTTCTGAAATTCATTTAGAATCTTCCACTCATAATGGAGCCAACAATGGAGCCAATATTAGTTACATAGGTAGTGATTTATATGTTGTAAACCGAGAAAGTGGCAACCTTACTCTGTGGACTAACACCACCGAGCGAATGAGAATCACCTCATCGGGAAATTTTGGAATTGGGGATAGTGCGCCTGGGTCCAAGTTAACCGTAAAAGATACGACTGTCGGTGGGACACCTGTTCAGATTATTGGCGCAAACAACTTCACGTACAACTTGCGGTCGTTGAGCGATGGTAGTACCGACGGACGTAGATTTGACATCAACATTGGCAGCAGTTCTGGGCAAATTTCGTTATCCAATAGTGCCGCCGAGTTTATGCGCCTTACTCCAACTGGTATAGGGATTGGCATTGCGAGTCCTGATCAAAAGCTGCACGTTTATGGCAATAGCGGAACAACTTTTGTTTCCGTCGGCGATCAGACAAGAACAGCTCCGTATGGATACTTTGGCGCTGATGCTTCAGCGGGTAAAATGTCGCTCGTTTCCAGGAGTGCTCATCCGCTTACTTTCCAGATTGAAACCAGTGAGGTTGCTCGGTTTGATACATCCGGCAGGTTGTTGGTTGGGACTTCTAGTAGTCCTAGTGCTGGCTTGGGTCAGTATGCACGTCTTGTTGTTCAAGGTTACGTTGGCGGTCCTAACAACATGGGAACTGTCGCTATCCAGCGAGGCACAGATGCATACAGTTCGGGTGCTGGGATAGGCCGAATTACATTTAACAACAACAGTGGAGGTACTTACGGAAACATTGAATGTATTATTGACGGAACACCTGGAACTAATGACTATCCAGGCCGCCTCGTATTCTCTACCACTGCGGATGGGGCGTCTTCTCCGACGGAGCGGATGTTAATCAAAAAAAATGGACATATTGTCTTAGATAACGGTAATGTCATTCGCTCAAATGACGATGCTGACTTTGTTGGAATTGCTGGAGGAACCTGGACTAATTCAGGTGCAAATATGTGGGTGTATGGCCCTTCACATTCTACTAACCCTAATGTAACTTTATTCAGGACAGGCTCCTCCGAGCGGATGCGCATCGACAGCTCGGGTCGGTTGTTGATTGGGACAAGTAGTGCGCGTACAAACTATTTCAACAGTTCTGCATACGGTCCAATTTTAAACTTGGAAGGAACCTCAAACTCCAACAGAGTTCTTTCGTTCATACACAATGACAACAGCGGCGGTCCACTTTTAGTACTTGGATCAACGGGTGGATCATCAGCAGGAAGTAATACTTTGGTGGCAGCACAAGGTACACTTGGTTTTCTTTCTTTCCAGGGTGCTGACGGGTCAGAGCTGGTTGAAGCTGCAAATATTAAAGTACAAGTAGACGGCACCCCTGGCTCTAACGATATGCCAGGCCGCCTCGTATTTTCTACCACGGCGGATGGTGCGTCTTCTCCGACGGAGCGGATGAGGATTACAAGCAATGGCACTGTTTTAATTCAAATGACTGCAGCAAATAGCGCCATTAGCGGCTGCT